GAGTTCGGCGATTACGGTAACGACTGGCAGACGCTGGAGCTGGTGTTCACCGCCGGCAGTGCCACGGTTACTCCGAAACTGAATGGAGTGGCTGGCCCGGCATTCCAGGTTATAAAAGACAGTCTGACACTGGGACTGAATGCGCTGACGCTGACGGATGTTACAAAAAATGCAGCGTATGGCGTTGAGATAGAAAGTCTGATGCTGGAGATAAATGCACCGGCAGCATAATAAAAAAAGCCAGCGACTGACCTGAAAAAGAAGACGCTGGCTAAAAGGCCTTATATGTTTGTAGAGACTTATTTTTCACAGACAGCAATGATGCCTGTCAATATATTATCAATATGCGGATTGTTTCAGTTACAGATGCCTTATTAAGGAAAAAAACAGCCAGCACTGACTTTCGGTGGAGAGGTGCTGGCTCAAAAGGATAGATGTACTTCACATGTTGCTTCTATATGGCAGTACATTTTCTGACAGACAGTGACGGATGTTGTCAAGATATTGTGTCATTTATAACCTGAATCAGGGGAGGCCGGAATGTTATCTGGCATTTTTAGCAGAGCCTGAATGCCATAATCACGGCTCCCGGCGTTGGCCGTCAGTGGGTGACACTGGCGGCTTTTTTGTTTTTCTTTACTTTCATTTTCTGTCGGCGGTGACGGAGACATACATCAGATGGAAAAAATCACAACAGGTGTGTCATACACCACGTCAGCGGTGGGGACGGGATACTGGTTACTGCAGCTGCTGGACAAAGTCTCTCCGTCCCAGTGGGTGGCAATAGGTGTGCTGGGAAGTCTGCTGTTTGGCCTGCTGACGTATCTGACAAATCTTTATTTCAAGATTAAAGAAGATAAGCGTAAGGCTGCGAGAGGTGAATAATGTCGCCGTCATTACGCAAGGCTGTTGCAGCTGCTATTGGTGGTGGGGCTGTTGCCATAGCGTCTGTGCTCATCACTGGTCCAGGTGGTAACGATGGTCTGGAAGGTGTCAGCTACATACCATACAAAGATATCGTTGGCGTATGGACTGTATGTCACGGACACACCGGAAAAGACATCATGCCCGGTAAAACGTATACCGAAGCAGAATGCAAAGCCCTCCTGAATAAAGACCTTGCCACGGTCGCCAGACAAATTAACCCGTACATCAACGTCGATATACCGGAAACAACGCGCGGCGCTCTTTACTCGTTCGTTTACAACGTGGGCGCTGGCAATTTCAGAACATCGACGCTTCTTCGCAAAATAAACCAGGGCGATATCAAAGGCGCATGTGATCAGCTACGGCGCTGGACATACGCTGGCGGTAAGCAATGGAAAGGGCTGATGACTCGCCGCGAGATTGAGCGTGAAGTCTGTTTGTGGGGGCAACAATGAGCAGGGTAACCGTTATTATCTCCGCTCTGGTTATCTGCATTATCGCCTGCCAGTCATGGGCTGTTAATCATTACCGTGATAACGCCATCGCCTACAAAGAGCAGCGCGATAAAGCCACATCCATCATCGCTGATATGCAGAAGCGGCAACGTGATGTAGCAGAACTTGACGCCAGATACACAAAGGAGCTTGCTGATGCTAATGCGACTATCGAAAGTCTCCGTGCTGATGTTTCTGCTGGGCGTAAGCGCCTGCAAGTCTCCGCCACCTGTGCAAAGTCAACGACCGGAGCCAGCAGCATGGGCGATGGAGAAAGCCCAGGACTTACATCAGATGCTGAACTCAATTATTACCGTCTCCGAGGTGGAATCGACAAGATAACCGCGCAGGTTAACTACCTGCAGGAATACATCAGGACGCAGTGCTTAAAATAATTTTAATTTCACTGAAATTTAACAAGTGACTTTCAGGAAAATGCCTCGCAGATGCGGGGCATTTTTGTACCGGTATTTCACCGCGCACCGCAGCGCACAATAAACACCGAACCTGACCCTTTGGAATGGGCCTTTGAGGATACCAGTTAGTGCTGGCGAGCCTCGGTGGGCTGGTTTCCTGTGCGGCAAAGGTTCATTTCAAAGAAGCAGGCAACGCCATGAATGAATTAATTGCGAATCATGACTTCGACTTTCGCCAGTTAGTTACCGCAGCAGAAGGTCAACCGGTAACTGACACCTTCCAGATTGCCAGGGCATTTGGTAAACGCCATCAGCATGTGATTAGGGCTATTAAATGTTTGAGATGTTCTGAGGAATTCTCGACAACCCATTTTTGGGCCGTCGAGAAAATCAATGACTTAGGTATTTTTGACAAGAAACAGATTTACTACCGCATGGACTTTAGTGGCTTCGTTATGCTGGTTATGGGATTTAACGGGGCAAAAGCCGATGCTGTTAAAGAAGCCTATATCAATGCGTTTAACTGGATGTCAGCAGAACTCCGTAAGTACAGCGAAAGTTATGAAGCAGAACGTAACGCCGTAATGCTGGAGTACATGAAAGAGAAGGATGTCGCCAGCATGTCAGGCCGTCTGCTCAATCGCTGGGGGAGAACGAAAAAACCTCAATTGCTTGCAAAGCTGGAACGTCTGGAGAGACAGGGACAGTTTTTATTACCGGGATTCGATAAAGGTATTCAAGCCTGACACATTATGCGCTGTATCGTCGCCGTATTCCCGCATTAACCATGACCGTAGCCCGACGGGGAATTCCTTCTGCGTGAGTGTGCGGGAATAATCAAAAACGATGCACACCGGGTTTTACTGTGCTGACAGACGCAGGGTTACCCTCATAGTCGCTTTTCCGGTGCGATGGTGGAAGAAACCGGGATGTTCATCCATCATCACTTTGGATTGATGTATATGCTCTCTTTTCTGACGTTAGTCTCCGACGGCAGGCTTCAATGACCCAGGCTGAGAAATTCCCAGACCCTTTTTGCTCAAGAGCGATGTTAATTTGTTCAATCATTTGGTTAGGAAAGCGGATGTTGCGGGTTGTTGTTCTGCGGGTTCTGTTCTTCGTTGACATGAGGTTGCCCTGTATTCAGTGTCGCTGATTTGTATTGTCTGAAGTTGTTTTTACGTTAAGTTGATGCAGATCAATTAATACGATACCTGCGTCATAATTGATTATTTGACGTGGTTTGATGGCGTAGATGCACGTTGTGACATGTAGATGATAATTATTATCATTTTGCGGGTCCTTTCCGGCGATCCGACAGGTTACGGGGCGGCGACCTCGCGGGTTTTCGCTATTTATGAAAATTTTCCGGTTTAAGGCGTTTCCGTTCTTCTTCGCCGTAACCTAATGTTTTTATTTAAAACACCCCCTGAAAAGAAAGGAAACGACAGGTGCTGAAAACGAGCTTTTTGGCCTCTGTCGTTTCCTTTCTCTGTTTTTGTCCGTGGAATGAACAATGGAAGTCAACAAAAAGCAGCTGGCTGACATTTTCGGTGCGAGTATCCGTACCATTCAGAACTGGCAGGAACAGGGAATGCCCGTTCTGCGAGGCGGTGGCAAGGGTAATGAGGTGCTTTATGACTCTGCCGCCGTCATAAAATGGTATGCCGAAAGGGATGCTGAAATTGAGAACGAAAAGCTGCGCCGGGAAGTTGAAGAACTGCGGCAGGCCAGCGAGACAGATCTCCAGCCAGGGACTATTGAGTACGAACGCCATCGACTTACGCGTGCGCAGGCCGACGCACAGGAGCTGAAAAATGCCAGAGACTCCGCTGAAGTGGTGGAAACCGCATTCTGTACTTTCGTGCTGTCGCGGATCGCAGGTGAAATTGCCAGTATTCTCGACGGGATCCCCCTGTCGGTGCAGCGGCGTTTTCCGGAACTGGAAAACCGACATGTTGATTTCCTGAAACGGGATATCATCAAAGCCATGAACAAAGCAGCCGCGCTGGATGAACTGATACCGGGGTTGCTGAGTGAATATATCGAACAGTCAGGTTAACAGGCTGCGGCATTTTGTCCGCGCCGGGCTTCGCTCACTGTTCAGGCCGGAGCCACAGACCGCCGTTGAATGGGCGGATACCAATTACTATCTCCCGAAAGAATCCGCATACCAGGAAGGGCGCTGGGAAACACTGCCCTTTCAGCGGGCCATCATGAATGCGATGGGCAGCGACTACATCCGCGAGGTGAATGTGGTGAAGTCTGCCCGTGTTGGTTATTCCAAAATGCTGCTGGGTGTTTATGCCTACTTCATAGAGCATAAGCAGCGCAACACACTTATCTGGTTGCCGACGGATGGTGATGCCGAGAACTTTATGAAAACCCACGTTGAGCCGACCATCCGCGATATTCCGTCGCTGCTGGCGCTGGCTCCGTGGTATGGCAAAAAGCACCGGGATAACACGCTCACTATGAAGCGTTTTTCCAATGGTCGTGGCTTCTGGTGCCTGGGCGGTAAAGCGGCAAAAAACTACCGTGAAAAGTCGGTGGATGTGGCGGGTTATGATGAACTGGCTGCCTTTGATGAGGATATTGAACAGGAAGGCTCTCCGACGTTCCTGGGCGATAAGCGTATTGAAGGCTCGGTCTGGCCAAAGTCCATCCGTGGCTCCACGCCCAAAGTGAGAGGCACCTGCCAGATTGAGCGTGCAGCCAGTGAATCCCCGCATTTTATGCGTTTTCATGTTGCCTGCCCGCACTGCGGGGAGGAGCAGTATCTTAAATTTGGCGACAAAGAGACGCCGTTTGGCCTCAAATGGACGCCGGATGACCCCTCCAGCGTGTTTTATCTCTGCGAGCATAATGCCTGCGTCATCCGCCAGCAGGAGCTGGACTTTACTGATGCCCGTTATATCTGCGAAAAGACCGGGATCTGGACCCGTGATGGCATTCTCTGGTTTTCGTCATCCGGTGAAGAGATTGAACCGCCTGACAGTGTGACCTTTCACATCTGGACGGCGTACAGCCCGTTCACCACCTGGGTGCAGATTGTCAAAGACTGGATGAAGACGAAAGGGGATACGGGAAAACGTAAAACCTTCGTGAACACCACGCTCGGTGAGACGTGGGAAGCGAAAATCGGCGAACGTCCGGATGCTGAAGTGATGGCAGAGCGGAAAGAGTATTATTCAGCGCCCGTTCCTGATCGTGTGGCTTACCTGACCGCCGGTATCGACTCCCAGCTGGACCGCTACGAAATGCGCGTATGGGGATGGGGGCCGGGTGAGGAAAGCTGGCTGATTGACCGGCAGATTATTATGGGCCGCCACGACGATGAACAGACGCTGCTGCGTGTGGATGAGGCCATCAATAAAACCTATACCCGCCGGAATGGTGCAGAAATGTCGGTATCCCGTATCTGCTGGGATACTGGCGGGATTGACCCGACCATTGTGTATGAACGCTCGAAAAAACATGGGCTGTTCCGGGTGATCCCCATTAAAGGGGCATCCGTCTACGGAAAGCCGGTGGCCAGCATGCCACGTAAGCGAAACAAAAACGGGGTTTACCTTACCGAAATCGGTACGGATACCGCGAAAGAGCAGATTTATAACCGCTTCACACTGACGCCGGAAGGGGATGAACCGCTTCCCGGTGCCGTTCACTTCCCGAATAACCCGGATATTTTTGATCTTACCGAAGCGCAGCAACTGACTGCTGAAGAGCAGGTCGAAAAATGGGTGGATGGCAGGAAAAAAATACTGTGGGACAGCAAAAAGCGACGCAATGAGGCGCTCGACTGCTTCGTTTATGCGCTGGCGGCGCTGCGCATCAGTATTTCCCGCTGGCAGCTGGATCTCAGTGCACTGCTGGCGAGCCTGCAGGAAGAGGATGGTGCAGCAACCAACAAGAAAACACTGGCAGAATACGCCCGTGCCTTATCCGGAGAGGATGAATGACGCGACAGGAAGAACTTGCCGCTGCCCGTGCGGCACTGCATGACCTGATGACAGGAAAACGGGTGGCAACGGTACAGAAAGACGGACGGCGAGTGGAGTTTACGACCACTTCCGTGTCTGACCTGAAAAAATACATTGCTGAGCTGGAAGTGCAGACCGGCATGACACAGCGACGCAGGGGACCAGCAGGATTTTATGTATGAAAATGTCCACCATTCCCACCCTTCTGGGGCCGGACGGCATGACATCGCTGCGTGAATATGCCGGTTATCACGGCGGTGGCAGCGGATTTGGTGGGCAGTTGCGGGCGTGGAACCCACCGGGTGAAAGTGTGGATGCAGCCCTGCTGCCCAACTTTACCCGTGGCAATGCCCGCGCAGACGATCTGGTACGCAATAACGGCTATGCCGCCAACGCCATCCAGTTGCATCAGGATCATATCGTCGGGTCTTTTTTCCGACTCAGTCATCGCCCAAGCTGGCGCTATCTGGGCATCGGGGAGGAAGAAGCCCGTGCCTTTTCCCGCGAGGTTGAAGCGGCATGGAAAGAGTTTGCCGAAGATGACTGTTGCTGCATTGACGTTGAGCGAAAACGCACGTTTACCATGATGATTCGGGAAGGTGTGGCCATGCACGCCTTTAACGGTGAACTGTTCGTTCAGGCCACCTGGGATACCCGTCCCTCGCGACTGTTCCGGACACAGTTCCGGATGGTCAGCCCGAAGCGCATCAGCAACCCGAACAATACCGGCGACAGCCGGAACTGCCGTGCCGGTGTGCAGATTAATGACAGCGGTGCGGCGCTGGGATATTACGTCAGCGAGGACGGGTATCCTGGCTGGATGCCGCAGAAATGGACATGGA